ACACCAAACAGAGTCTTAGACTTCTTAACCCCTGCTGGATAGTTCCTAAAGAATCTATTGCCGTAACCCTTCTCTTGCCATCCAATAAGTTTATAAAAGTGAGGATCTCGTAGAGGAAGTATCCAGTTACTCTTTCGTTCATCCCAGAGCACCCCGTAATACTTTGCTGATTCTTTTGTAATACTACGACTCTCTAGTGCGTAGGCTGGAGGATCAACAAACACAGCAAGACGTGCCTCTGACATATCGATCTCTTCAACTGGTGCAACATACTGAGGAAGATCAGTAAGTCTCTTCATCAAAGTGTCTACGGATACCTCGTTGCGCCTCTTTAGATACTCGACAACCTCTTCATGCTCTAGTCCTTTTACATCACGGACTAGCGTGTACAAGTTGCCTTTGTATCCGCATGAAAAACATATGTGAGCGCCAGTGTCTACATTGATCCACCATGAAGGATTATGATCGATACTACCTGTGCGCTTCTCGTGCATAGGGCAGAGCCCCTGTACTTCTGATCCTCGCTGAGTAAAGAGAGCGATGTCTAGATCATCAAGCGCACGCTCAACATCATGAGTAGTCATCTACGGCTTTCCATCCTGAACAGAATGTGCACTGCGTGGTCTCATCATGAAAGCAACCAGTATCCCACACCCATGTTAATGTGGTTTCGGTTGGAGCGCAGATACGAGATTCGACAACACTAAACTTACGAACCATCTCATCTCTACTTCCATCACTGAGTTCAATTGGCTCTAAACCAAGAATGACATCCGAGTCTTGGAAGAATGAAGACGAGTAACCAATCGAATCTGCAGATACCTTGCGACCCTTCATCTTCCAAAGAAGAGTCTGAGTAGTTATAACGATCGGCTTATCTATATTTTGAGCAAGCCTCTTCAATGCACGAGTGATGTTTGTGATTGCTTGAGGAGTATTTCGTTCTCCAGTTATCTCATCAAGCATGAGGTACATACCATCAACAAAGACTATATCTGGATTCAATTGAGTTATCTTTGCAGATAAGGCAGACATTGTGATTCCGTTGATCGCATCAACAAGCGTGAAAGGCTTCTTGGTCTCCATGTCTTTAAGCATCTTTACATAGCGCACTTCTTCAGAAGAACTTAATGCTCCTCGACGTAACGCTGAATAGGAGATGTGCGCTCGCATCGAATCATGACGCTGCTGCTGCTCTCGGTTATTCATCTCGAATGATTGAAAGAATGGGACATACCCTTGTTCGTGAACATTGATAGCGACCTGCAGAGCAATCTGTGACTTACCAGTCTTAGGTGGAGCAATAATGGTGATTAACTGACCGCCTTGTAACCCAGCGGTAGCCTCATCAATCTTTTCAAATCCAGTAGGTATACCAAGAAACTTCTGATTCTGCATCGCCTTGTATTCATTGAAGCGATCCTCTGGATTCTTTGATAGATCAAGATCACGAGTTCCAAGAACACCTTGCTCATTAACTTTGGCGATTGCTGCACCCATTGCAGTGAGAGCGGCATCATGGTCGTTGCTCTGTAGTTCTGAGATTGCAGTTTCAAGACCTGCTCGAGTAAGAAAGCGTCGACGGAAGTTGACCATCGTATCCAGCAGATACTCGATGCTGTCTTGAACATCAAGGACTCGATAGTTTGGATAATGATCTTTGACAGTCGTAGCAGTAGGCACCTCGCTGTATTCAGCGTAATGCTTACGAACGAATTGCCAGACCCTCTTGTTATCGTCATCAAGAAACCAGTCATCCCCAATGTTTCGTTGAAGCGCTGGAATGATGTCACGATCACGAATGATCTTACTAACGAGTCTATGCTCGTTATCAGCCGACATGTTGCCCCCTCTTACAGATTATCTAGTTCTACTCCTGCAGACCCGTATCGCGCAACTCTGCTGGGAATGTCAATCACAGCCTTAAGATTTGGGCGATATGGAATAGTTCCTACTAGTTCCTCCACATCTGAGTAGAGTTCCCAATAATTAAATGGATTAACTACGCGACGCTCTAGACGCTCCATAGCCTTATCTAAAAGTTCTGGAGTCCATCCTTCACTTTCAAACGCAGCCATCTCTAAAGAGATCGAATAGTTGTTCGATAAAATCCACAACTTGTTTGCGGCTAATCGATCAATCTCACCTAAAACTACATTGGTTTTCTTACGAAGAAAGCCCTTCTCCTCTTCAGCGTAAAGCGACAAAACCACATCACTTACGCATATCGCCTGAGGAGAGGTTACGTTAGATATGTCGCCATTCTTCATAGAACCTCGACCTTAGCGTACTTCAGCACAAACTCTCGAAACTTCTCTGGAGTATCGCTGGCGGCTAAGGCTAGTTCCTCATCAACTTCGTAGGGGACCATGATGGAGTAGTGACCGTTATTGGTCTCCATCTTCCTTCTAACAAACCGCGAGTGCTTACACGACTGCTTACTCTTAAAGACAGGGCAGTTGCAGCGTACATCACGATTCTCGGTGTCCACCTCGACCTCAAACACGCCTGCAGCCTGAGACGACAGGAACAGTTGGACTGTTCTCCATTCACTCATGTTTGCTCTTTTCATCGGGCGCCTCGAAGGTCAGAACCAACGATAGGGACTCTAGTGAAGGCTTCGTGAGCGAAACTCGCCATGGCTTCTCCATATTTTCCTTCCCAGTTCTCTAACCTGACATTGGTGGTTACGATTGTGGGGAGAGCCTTGTCGTACCGTGCCCGTAGAATTTCATCAAAAGACGAATCATCATACTTAGATCCATACTCTTTTCCTAAATCGTCAATAACCAGAATCCTAACATTGAACCAGTCTTGACGAGAGCGTCCGTGCATACCATCAATGAAAGACATCTCCTCACGACGATCCTCTGGAAGAGCATCGAACGTGGACTTCTTTCGTGATAAAAACTCTGGATAAGTTATGTAGTAAATTGGATGAGCATTGAATCCAAAGTCAGATGAATTCATGCGCAGAATCTTTCGTGCCTCATCCTCTTCTTGCGGCATCCGCCGCACCAACTCCATTGCAGTGAGAACTGCGTGCGTTGTCTTACCAATGCCAGGACCACCATCAAAGAGCAGACCTACACCAGTAATACCAAGACCACCAATCTGCTTAATAACATTCCCATCAATGACATCATCAATCCAGTCATCAATCTCGACAGGAAACGAGCCCTTGATATCTTTTGGTTCCATGCCAAGAAACCGACGTGGGATGTTGGAGTTCCGTAAAAGCCACTGACGCTTTAACGGACTTAACGACTCTAATGTGTACGCCATATCACTTCCACAATGCTTTAGAGATGATGTAACCAAGAACCATTGGGAGTGCTACATACGAAAAGATAAAATCAAACATTTTCCCCCTTAGCAATTCGATAAAACAACTGCTGCGTCTCTACGGCAAAATCTGCAAGCCTTTGACCGCAAGGATCATCAACTTGATAAGCCAATATAAAAGTTAGGATTTCATCAGCGATCTTGTCTCTCCAGTATCGCTCAATCTCGTCCACTTTCCCTCAACCTCTCCTCGTAACGCTTCAGTTGTGCCCTGCCAGAAATAGAGTTCTGAAACTTGCGTCCATCACTAGCAAAGAGAACTGATTCCTTATTCTCTTCTGAAACCTCTGCTCTAAGCAAATCGAGTCCAAGATTCTGTCGAGCCTGATTCATGTGAGTACGGAACATCGATAGATAGATCTTGTACAGATGCGGTGCCTCGTTACCAACATCCTTAAAATTCCGCTCATCCATCATGAACAGCCGCAGAATCTCTAACTCAATTAAGGCTGCGGTTTGATATTGGGTTCGGTACTTGGCGAGGGCTCTGCTGAGTTGGAAGACATTGACTGTCCCTGGAAGCCATGGGTACTTCTTACCAACAAGATAAGAGAACTCAGAAGCGACATCCATAGGAGTCCACTCCGATTGCGGTCTCTTACCCCGAGTCTTAGGGTCGTTCTTCTTAATCTTCTGCTGCGGTGCGTCCTTTGGCTCAATGAGACCAAAGCCTGCCAGATCGTCTCCATCATCCCATTTTCCTATCGGCACTAGAATTTCCTTTCTTTGAACTCCATCGGAGTTCAGAAAATACGAAGTATTTTCTTTATAACTTTTAATAGCATTACCTATTGGTAACAATTGACTAGTACTACTACCTTGGCTAGTAGTCACATAACCACCTGTTGAGTGGACATTTTTGTCCATTGTCGACTTTTGATTAGGGACATTTTTGTCCAAGATACGCCACTTATCCACAGCCCTATGGCCTCTGGCTTTACGAGTCCTTATCCGCTCGATGAACCCAGCAGACTCTAACCCCTGTAAAGCCCTTCTAACCGTCTTTTCCGACTGTTTGTTAGTCCTTACTCGTAACTCCTCCAAAGATGCCTGTAAGACCCCTTCAGAGCCCGCTAGGAGGGTCATGGTGGCTAATAGTCGGAATTCGTAATCGGTAATTGGGGATTCGTAAGCGTCTGGGTTCACTCTTCTTCGTCTTCCTCCTCGATAGCCTTGCGGATAATCCCGAAGATCATCGGCTCCATGATGGCGAGAACATTAGCAGTGACATGGTCAATAATCGTAGACACGAAGTCGCTGAGCGCCTCCTGCATGACCTCAATCTCTTCGACTTCCTTCTGGTCTATGTCTAGGGGGCGCAATCCCTCTGCGATATCCCAAGTCTCACAGCCAAAATCTTCAATCGAGTGAAGTATGTCGTGGCACTCTTCTGAGTCATCCCAGGCAAAGGCGACGACCTCTTCATTGTTTAATTGGCGAAGAATGTCTTTATTGGGAGATATAGACATATGTGTCTCTTTTGCCCCATTTACGATATCTTCGATGTCTTCTGTCAACTCCGTGATGTAGATGATGTATTGAGCCTTGCGGTTCTGGATCGCCTCAAGAGCGCTCTTAACGAAGGTGTTGTACCCCGTTATCGGCAGAACCACCGTAGCGTTAGGATGACCCTCGAGGAGCATATCCAGCCCGTCATAGACATCGATATCTTTATAAGAAAGAACGGAGATTCGCATTGTTCCTCACAGCGATAGGTTTGTTAATGAATCGGGATATGGTCAAGGCAATAAGCGTAGAGGCTGGAGCAGTTACTACGACATGATGCCAGAATTGACCAAGCAGGTAGTTGCCTCCAACAGCAAGTGGAAGCGCTACAACGAGTTTGAGTAGGGTTGTGCTAACCCGTGGGAGTACGAGATCTAATACCTCGATTAAGTAAGAAACCGCTCCCCCGACTAGGAGAGCGGCTGCTAGAAGTTCTGTCATAGACAGATCATATAGCGGTCAGTGTGTTGTACTCCAATCCTGACCATGTTCGAAGTGTCCAGAAGGTGTTAGGCATGATCCACTCGCTAAGAGTGAGAGCCAATCGGTACACCTTTATCAATCGATTTGGGTATAGATAGGTGAAGGAATCGTCTGCAGTTCCGCCCCATACTGCACCGAATTCGATAGGTAGATTACCGTCAAAGTATTCGGATGCTTTAAACGCACGCTCTAATTGAATGCAATCAAGATAGAAAGTTCCAGCATCTCCAGAAAATTCAACTTCAATAGTTACCGCAGTAGAGTCTGAAGGAACAAGAAGTGAAGTCTGGTATCTCTCCCATGATGCTTCTGCTGGTATCGCTGCAGTGTACTCATCAATGATGACAGAGGAATCGTCCCTAGTTCTGATAGTGATATTCATCGAAGCATCACTCTTGATGAGGTGTGAGACTGTGTAGTACTGTCCTGCTATAACGTCTGCCGTGTTGGAGGTAAACGTCCAAGCACCAGTTCCTGTTAATTTACCACTATAAGTTCCTGTGTATGCTTCTGATGATATGTCAGTGTCTTGAGCAAATGACACGCTTCCAGAACTGGTCCAATCAGAATCATCAACTTCAAATGATGGGTTTTTAATAAGATTAACTTTAGAAGCATCAAGGAAGATATCTATCGCTCTTGCTTCTTTATAAGAAACAGTTGAACCTGATTGAAAACATATTTGGTCTATGTAGTATGTTGCTGTATCTAGCCATGCGAATGTAAGAACGGCGTAAACAGCATCTGCAGATGAGGTTGTTGTTAAATCAAATCTTTGCCAGGTATTTGTTGCTGTATCAGTTAATGTATCTGAACT